CAGCAGAAGCGGGTGAACACCCTGATCTTCGTGCTGAAGTACATCACCCGTTTGGCGGGGTTTGAACTTCTGAACCGCATTGAAATCAAAGACCGTAAGACCGGGAGGGAATACAAATGATCAGTTCTTATGACCCTAATTTTCGGGGTGTCCATACAATCCGGGTGACTTTCATGCAATGGGATTATACCGGCCATGTTTCCTTTGAAATCGGCGGTAACTGCAAAGGCGCTGAATTGCTGGATTTCACCTTTTTGGAGTGTGACAATCAAGAAGATATTGACCGCTATTCTGAAAACGATTGTCAGTTCAGCTATGATGAAGAAAATGAAGTTTACACCGCCGTTCTGAAAAATGCTGACGGTGACACCTTGGAAGTTGAAGGTGATGAATGTGATTTCAAGGGTATGGCGGTAGCCATTGAAATTGCAGGAACAGCGGTGGAACACCGATGAAAAAGATTTATTCCTTTCTATTTCAGAAACATGATATTGGTTTTATGCGGTTCTGTTATGCAATGTTATTCCCGTGTGCGCTATCATCTGAATTTTGCCGGTGCTGGATGGTGTTTATGTCATTCGTCCTTACATTGGTTATTCAGGGAAATGCTAAAGGGTGGAACCGGATTTGCTAACCAGTATTCTTCAGTAGGAGTTGGAACAGCGTGTGGAACAGGTATGGAATAGATGTTTTCCCTATATCTGTTCCGCACGAAAACCCTTGATTTTCAAGACTTTTTCAGTTGTTTTCAGAGGACGGAACAGATGGAACAGATGTAAATATACTTTCTTCTTATAAAGAAAAAAATATATAAGAAATGTGTATATAAGAAACTGCCCATTTTATCTGTTCCATGCGTTCCAAACCCTTGAAACCCCTTGATTTTTCGGCATTTATCCACGGTACAGATGCAATGAAAACGGAACAGACTACCGCAGAAAGGATGTGTTACATAGTGAATGACAAAGACCTTTCCCAACAGGCCAAGGATTTTCTGAATCAGATCAGCCGCCTTGATGCCTTGATCAATAGACTTCTGAACACGGTTGCAACAGAGCGTTCCCGGTTGACTTCCATCGGGTGTGAACTGAAACAGGATAAGGTTCAAACTTCAGGCCCCAAGAACAGCCTTGAAGAAACGATCTGCAAGATTGATGAACTTGAAAGAACCATCAACGCCCGGATTGATGAACTTGTTGATCTGAAGAACGCCACCCTGAAGGCAATTCAGATCCTTCCTGACTTCGATCAGCAAAATGTTCTGATTGCCCGATACATTGACGGGAAGAAATGGCTTGATATTGCCTTTGACCTTAACTTTTCAATTTCACAGGTTTACAAGATTCACGGGAAGGCCCTGATTTCTTTTTCTGAAAAGAACCCTAACCTTTTATTATCGCTTGAACGGTAGTGTAAAATCCTATTCTTGTGAAAAGTGTGTAGGATTTTATAGTGTCAAGCGTGTTATGCTGGAATCGTAAAAATGCACCCCTTATAGGGGTGCATTTCACTTTTTTAGGAAAGGGGTGAATACCTGTGACACCAAGACAGCGGAAGTTCTGTGATGAATACCTGATCAGCGGCAATGCTACGGATGCGGCAATCAAGGCGGGGTATTCGCCAAAGACCGCAAAACAGACGGGTTCTGAAAACCTTGCAAAACCTGACTTGAAAGCGTACATCGAAACCGAACTTGAAAAACTTCATTCGGCTAAGATCGCTGATGCTGAAGAAGTCATGAAATACCTGACTTCGGTAATGCGGGGTGAACATACTGAAGAAATCCCGATCCTGTGCGGTGACGGTTGCCAAGAGTTGACGCAGAAAGAGGTTGGAGCCAAGGAAAGACTGAAGGCCGCTGAACTGATCGGCAAGCGTTATGGTATGTTCACGGACAAGGTAGGTGTGGAAGGGGCCGTTCCGGTGATTATCACGGGGGATGATCAACTTGAAGATTAGCCCACAGGCTAAGCGGGTTCACCTTCCTGAAGTGGTTGGCAAGGGTTACGGAACCTTCTGGAACTTCAAAGGCCGTTACCGGGTGTGTAAGGGAAGCCGTGCTTCCAAGAAATCCAAGACAACGGCCCTGAACATCATCAAACGGATGATGCAATACCCGGAAGCCAATACCCTTGTGGTTCGTAAGGTGTTCAGAACCTTGAAAGATTCCTGTTTCACCGAACTGAAATGGGCAATCAACCGCCTTGGGGTTTCAGCCTATTGGGAAATCAAAGAAAGCCCCCTTGAAATGACCTACCTTCCCACCGGTCAGAAGATTTACTTCCGGGGCCTTGATGATCCCCTGAAGGTCACTTCAATTACGGTTGAAATAGGGTTTCTGTGCTGGTGCTGGATTGAAGAAGCATACGAAATCATGAATGAAGCTGATTTTGATATGCTGGATGAATCCATTCGTGGTGCTATCCCGGAAGAAACCGGCCTGTTCAAGCAAATCACGTTGACATTCAACCCGTGGAACGAAAAGCATTGGATCAGAAAACGCTTCTTTGGGGAGATCACCGGCAAGGATGCCCAAGGGAACCCCACATACAAGTTCCATGATAGCTGGATCAGCCCGGATGGGCAGATTTATGCCACAACCACCAATTACCTGTGTAATGAATGGCTGGACACGGCGGATTTGAAGGTGTTCAACACCATGAAGGAAAACAACCCCCGCCGCTACAAGGTGGCTGGCCTTGGGGGTTGGGGCATTGTGGATGGCCTGATTTTCGATAATTGGCGAGAAGAAGCCTTTGATTATCTGGCTATTTCCAAAAAGCCTGATGTGAAAAGCGCCTTCGGCCTTGACTTCGGTTATACCAACGATCCCACGGCCCTGTTCTGTGGGCTGGTGAGTGAGAGGGAAAGAACCATTTGGGTTTTTGATGAACTGTATGAAAAGGCCCTGACGAACCGGGCAATCTGTGACCGGATCACCGGCATGGGCTACGGCAAGGAACGGATCAAGGCCGATTGTGCCGAACCTAAGAGCATTGATGAATTGCGGGATGCTGGCCTTCATCGTATCAGAGCCGCCCGGAAGGGCAAGGACAGCGTGAACAACGGAATCCAGTACATTCAGGGTTATACCATCATTGTTCACCCCCGATGCGTGAACTTCATCACAGAGATTTCAAACTACACATGGGCAGAAGATAAGTTCGGGGCCAAGATCAATGTTCCCATTGATGATTTCAACCACCTGATGGACGCTATGCGTTACGGGCTGGAAGATATGTTGGTTGGCCCCGCCTTCAGCTTCGACTAACAACATGATAGTAACAAAATCCCCCGGAAATCGTGTGATTCCGGGGGATTGCAATTATTAAGCAATGAAGAAAGGCGGTAAGTGAATATGTTTCTGGATAACGCTATGGAGCGTATCAACCGCCTGATCCTTCAGGGTGGGCGAACCGGCATGACTGAAAATCAGTTCTTCGCCGCTGAAATCAAGGAATGGAAAAATAGTCAGCGCCGCAAGGATCAGGTTATGGGTGATCTGTACTATGAAGGACAGCATGACATTCTTCAGCGTCAGCGCACAATCATTGGTGAAAACGGTCAACTTCAGGTGGTGACGAACCTTCCGAACAACCGCCTGATTGATAACCAATATGCCCTGATGGTGGATCAGAAAACTAACTACCTTGTGGGCAAGCCCTTCACCCTGAACTGTCAGGATAAGGGTTACACGGATGCTTTGGGCAAGGTTTTCAACAAACGGTTTTACCGGCTTCTGAAATATGTTTGTGAAGATGCCCTGAACGGTGGCATTGGCTGGCTTTATCCTTACTACAATGAAGCTGGTGAATTGACCTTCAAGCATTTCCCGGCCTATGACATTCTTCCTTTTTGGGCTGACGATGATCACACCATCCTTGATTGTGCGATTCGTTACTACACCCAAGAAGTGTGGAACGGCTACCAGAAGGAAAAGGTGGAGAAGGTGGAAATCTTCAAAGCCGATGGCATTTACCGGTATATCTATCAAAATGATATGCTGATTGCCGATGTGGAAGCCGGTGAACACGAAAACTATTTCATGGTTGAGGAAGAAGGCCAAGAACCCAAGGGGTTCAACTGGACAAGGATTCCGCTGGTTCCCTTCAAGTATAACAAACAGGAAATCCCCCTGATCCGCCGTGTGAAAACCCTTCAGGACGGAATCAACACCATGATTTCCGACTTTGAAAACAATATGCAAGAGGACGCACGGAACACCATTCTGGTTCTGAAGAACTATGACGGTGAAAATCTTGGTGAGTTCCGCCACAACCTTTCCACCTATGGAGCCGTGAAGGTTCGTGAGGATGGCGGGGTTGAAACCCTTCAGGTTGAAATCAATGCAGAGAACTACAAGGGCATTTTGGAACTTCTGAAGAAGTCCTTGATTGAAAATGCCCGTGGTTACGATGCCAAGGATGATCGTTTGAGTGGCAACCCCAATCAAATGAACATTCAATCCATGTATTCTGACATTGACCTTGACGCAAACGGCATGGAAACCGAGTTCCAAGCGGCCTTTGAAGAACTGTTGTGGTTCATCAATCAGGATTTCAGCAACAGGGGCTTGGGCGATTATGAAGGCGCTGAACTTCAGATCGTGTTCAACCGTGACATTCTAATCAATGAAACGGAATCCATTGAAAACTGTTCCAAGTCCGTTGGTATTCTGTCCACGGAAACCATTGTGGAACAGCACCCGTGGGTTACGGATGTTGAAGTGGAGCTGGCCCGGTTGCGTAAGGAAAAGGATGAAGCAATGGAACAAGCACAGGAATACGCCGGGGCCTTCCAGACCGGCAACCCAAACCAAGGTGATAATGGTGGGGGCGAATAACCCCCGCCGTTTCACAATATATGCCGGGGCAGACATTGAGTGTGGCGGGGTGCTATTACTCCTACCCGCCAAAGGGTGAAATTCCCTTCCCCGGCCCATCATGGCCCGTTAGTCAAGTGGTTAAGACACCGCCCTTTCACGGCGGTAACGCCGGTTCGATCCCGGCACGGGCTACCATGGCCACAAAGGAAGGAACCAAAATTCAGCAAGGCGCAAGCCCCTATGAAGAAACAGCGTGGCCTTCTATGCTGAAGTGGATGGAATAGGCAGACACGGCGGATTCAAAATCCGTTGCCGCAAGGCGTGTGGGTTCAAATCCCACCTTCAGCACCATTTTTCAGGATT